AGCCGGTAAGGAGCTACCGTTCAAAGGAGCTTCTAAAATGTACAGTTTAGACAAAAAGAATTATCTAGAAATCTCTACGTCTAAAGAAATTGTAGACTTGCTTAAAAACATAAGCGAAAAAGGTAAACACGTTAAGAATATTGTTATTGACGATATTCAGTATGTTATGGGTTTTGAATTTATGAAAAGAGCTACAGAGATTGGTTATACCAAGTTTTCTCAGATAGGTCAAAACATGTTCAACATCTTGTCTGCTGTTCGTGGACTAAGAGCTGATTTGAAAGTTTTCTGCTTAGGTCACTCAGAAGCTGTAGAAGATGGCGGAGAGATTGTAAGCTACAAAATGAAGACAATTGGTGAATAAATTTTGCCTGTACCTATCTAACTGACTGGAAAGCCCTTAGAGCCTAGTACACTCACTGAAGCAGTAATGACTTCAGCATAGTGAAAGAGACTAGGATTGGGTAATCAGCAGCCAAGCTTCCTAATAGGTAATGCTAAGGAAGAAGGTTCAACGACTATCCCTGTGATGGGGAGTACTCCAAAGAAAACTTTGGGGGAAATGGTAGGGTAATCACTTGCATTTAACTAAAAGTTTTTATAAATTTGTAGAATGAGAAAAGTAAAAATATATACACTAGCAGATCCTAGAAATAACGAAATTCGTTATGTAGGAAAAACTGTGCAATCTTTAGAAAAAAGATTATGTGGACATATTTCTGCAGCTATCACAAACAAAGAACACAACTATAGATCTAATTGGATAAAACAGTTAACCAACAATAACTTACTTCCAATAATAGAACTTGTAGAAAGTGTAGATGAAAACATTTGGGAACAAACAGAACAGTATTGGATTGCACAATTTAAAGCTTGGAATTTTTCTTTAGTTAATATGACTGAAGGAGGAGATGGCAATAAAAATCAATTTGTTTCTAAAGAAACGATTGAAAAAAGAGCCCAAGCTATTAGAGGGGTAGCAAGACCTCTAGAAGTTAGAGAAAAAATAAGCCTTGGACATAAAGGCAAAAAACTTTCTACAACTACAAAAGAGAAATTAAAAGCAATTAACACTGGAAAAAGACAATCAGAAGAAACCAAAGCAAAAAGATATAAAGCCGTTATTAAACTTTCTTTAAATGGAGAGTTTATTGCGGAATATCCTTCTTTGCAACACGCAGCTTTAGACAACAAATCAAGCAGAGGAGCAATCCAAAATGTTTGTAGTGGAAGAACTAAAACTGCTAGCGGTTTTAAATGGGAGTACAAATGCAAATAATTACAAGATATAGTCTAATCCCTTTAGGAAACTTTAGGGTATCAATGAAAATGCTTGACAACAATATTAATTTGGAAGGATTGTTTACCATCTGTCTTTACACCTTTGCAGAAGAAGGTAAAAACGGTATGGAATATCACTTCCTTACAAATCGTTACAAGAAGCGTCCTGCAAAATCTCCTATGGGAATGTTTGATGATACAATGATTCCTAATGATTTGCAACTTGTTTCAAATAAAATTGAAGAATATTACTCTTAATGAGAAATCACCAAAGACAACTAAATAACACAAACAAAAAAACAAAAAAGTATTATGGCAATTAATGTAAATGACGTAGAAGAAAACCAAGGTGGGTTTGAGAAAAAACTTTACACCGGTTATGCACCTGTTCAGATTGTAGCAGTTAACCCCAACGAAAAAGCACTAGCTAAATTATTCGATGTTGACGTAGAAAAAATCAAAGACCCTGCTTATGATAAGACTGAGGGCAAAATGAGACTAGATTTCTGGTACAAGAATCATTCTTCTTGTGATACCGAACTCCTAGGCAAATTCAGCCTATGGGTAAACAATGATAGCGTTGTTGGCCAAAATAGCGGTAAAAAACAGTATATAGATAATTATACTAAAACCGCTTGGGCTATCGACTTGGCATCTTTAAGCCAAGACCAACAAACAAAAGACCCTATGTATCGCCTAGATACAAAGACAATCAGAGAAGCTAAAACTGGCGAAGAGGATGTTTACGAACTCCTTAAAGCTTATGCTAATGCTAGACCAAAAGAAAAGCCATTTGTGCTTGACTCTTGGGAAAGTATATCTAAAGGTAAAGTAGGAGAGTTGAAAGACTTCTTCGATGCCTTTAACCAAAAAGGTTCTGGTATCAAAGTTCCGTTAACTATCCGTGACGGAAAATATCAAAGTGTATTCACTAAAGGTATTATTCCTTTGAGCTCACCTGTAACCGACTATGTGAAGAAGAAGTTCCAAGGTCAGTATGGTTGTAAAGATTTCTACGGAGATTCTTTTATCTTGAAAGAATTCGTGGATGATGATAACCCATTTTTTGCACCTGATGAGGAGCCAAACTACTCACCATCAAGTTCAGAAAACAACTCAGCACCTGGAAGCACAGGATTGTTTTAAGTTTTATTTAGGAATAAAAGGGAAAGTCTCGTACTTTCCCTTTTTATTTAACCCAACACCAACTTTGTTTTATGGATATAAATAGTATAGAAACGCTACCCACTATTCAAAAGGTTTATGATTTAATAGGACAAGAGAACATTATGTCTTTTTACTTGGAGTCTGTTAAGATAGGTAAGAGGTATGTCAATCCTTTTAGAGATGATAGAAACCCTAGTTGCTTTTTTAAGTGGACAAGTAAAGGCAATCTTTACTTTGTAGACTATGCAACTGAGAAAGTGTATTTTAGTCCCTTAGACGTAGCTCAGCTTAAGACCGGTTATGAATTTCCAGAAGTCCTTTATAAGATAGAGTCTGACTTTAGGATTAATGACTTGTCTATGCACGAGCTAGAATCTTTGAAACTAAAAGAAAAGGAACCTATAATCTTAGAACCTGCAGATATTAGAACAACTGGTTCTTACTTTAAAACAAAAGACTTAGAGTATTGGGAACAGTTTGGTATAACCCCTGATATTCTAAGCTTATATGACGTAAAGAAAGTTGAAAAGGCTTGGATAAATGGAAAGCTATGGTACATTAGAAATGATTTTGACCCTTGTTATCGTTACTTAGAAAAAGATAAGATTAAGCTTTATAGGCCATTTGCAGACAAGAAAATTAAGTTTCGTACTAACTTCTTTGGAGGCATGCTGGAAGGCTGGAATCAGCTTCCTGAACATGGAGACGAGCTAATTATTACAAAAGGAACTAAAGACGTAATGTGCCTGAAAAGTTGTGGAGTAAATGCTGTAGCTGTTAGAAGTGAGAACACTCCTATTAGCGAGAATGCATTTAATCTTCTAAAGTCTAGATTCAAAAACATAAAAATATGGTACGATAACGATGGACCGGGACAAAAAGCTTGTAAAAAAATGGTAGAGATGTATGACTTGGAATGCATAATGCACGACACAAGTTTACCAAAAGACCCTTCAGATATATACAAAGAGTTGGGCAAAGAAAAAGTACTCGAATTAATAAAACATGGATAACACAGTTGTAAAAGAAAATTCCGCAGTCGTGGAAAGAGAAATACCAGGATACTTAAAAGAAAAAGACCTTATACGAAAAGTTTCTAGTAAAGTTAAAAAAGAACTAAACCTAGATGTACTGAACGAAGATCTAACAGATTGCCTATACGGTGTACTAAAAGAATGCATGGCTGAGAACCTAGCTTTTATGTATTTTCAACCAGAAAAGTATGAAGAGTTTACATTACCACATGGAATAAGTCTAGACATGATGCTCTTAAATCTAAAAGATTATGAAGCAAAGCGAAATTTTGAGAAGCTTGTAGAGTTTTTCTTTAAGGTAAAGTGGCTAAGAATTGCTTCAAAAACAAGAAAGAGAGAAATAGTTATCCCTAGACAGTTTGTAGAAACATGGCTTGTAGACAACACTAATTGGAGCCTAAAAGAAGTAGGCGCATTTATGGGCAACAGAGACCATTCTACAGTAATACACTCTTCCATGGCAGTAAGAGATAGTATTAGTGTAGATAGAAAGCAACTTAACTATTGGAATAACTTTAATGAATTTTTAAATGTCTATATTAAACCAGATACTTCCGAAAGAGTGGGCCAACCTCATCACAGAGCAAGAAAATGAGCTTCTTAAAATAGGAACTTATATAGCTGAGAGAAGAACTCAGTGTAATGTCTTTCCTAAATCTGAAGAAGTGTTTAGAGCTTTCTGGGAATGCCCTTTAGATAAAGTAAGAGTAGTTTGGTTAGGAATGGATCCTTATCCTAACTTGTATAAAGGAGAACCAGTAGCTTGCGGTCTTTCGTTTGCTCCAAGAAACAAAGACTATGTACCGCCTTCTCTTAGAATCATATCTAGGTGTATCCAAGAAGACCTAGGAGAAGGAGAACTTGATTGGCAAAATTTACCAAAAGAGGGAGTGCTTTTACTAAATGCAGCTTTGACTGTAGAAGAGAAGTCGCCAGGCTCACACTTAAAACTTTGGGAAAACTTTACTCTAGGTGTTATAAAAGCACTACAGCAGTACAACACTGGGCTAATCTTTGTCTTGTTAGGCAAGGATGCTCAGAAGTTTAAACCTGCTATCAACTCTTCCTTTAATTACGTATTAGAAAGACCACATCCTGTATCAGAAGTGTACTCAGGAACTAAGTGGCAACACAATAATCTTTGGTCCGAAATTAACAATATAACAAAAGGACTAAATGGAGAAACAGTACAATGGTTGAAACCTGTAGAAGGTTAGTCTGTACTAAAATAAGTTTTATATGAAATACTTAGCAATTTGTCACGATTGCGGAAAACTCTTAGGAGAGACTAAAGAGTTCCAAGAAGAAGAACTCAAAGATAATATGGGGCAAGTAATGAAACTTGCTTCATTCTCTTTTAAAGAATGTCCTCGTTGTGGCTCAGAGAAAATTAATCTAAAAAAAGATTATTTTAACCTTGAAAATGAAGAAAAAGAAACTTAACTTTGAAAATTAAAAACAAAAAAAACTAATGGCAATCGCAAATTTTAAACAAGTAGAAGGTACTATTTCAGTAGATGAAATGCTTACTGCATCCGGAACCAACTGGAACGTAGTAAAGAAACCTTTAGTAACACAAGAGGGTTGGACAACAGACTCTTATGGAGTCTTTAGAGAAGATACAGGAGCTTATCTAGCTACTGTAGGTAATCGCTATACCCCTACACAAAACAGAGACTTATTGAGTCTTTTACATCAAGCAGCAGAACATGCTCACATAACCATTTCTAGAGGAGGTACAATTTCTCAAGGCAAAAGGGTGTTTTATCAATTGAGCCTGGGAGAAGATAAAATTGGAAACAGCGTACTTAAACGTTGGTTGACAGCTTTGAACTCTCATGACGGACAAACTCCTTTGGGCTTTGGTACTACTAACGTAGTTGTAGTTTGTCAAAATACTTTCTTTAAATCTCTTTCTGAGGTTAACAAAGTAAGACAC